ATTTTGCCGACGGCAGTAGAATCACCAGTGCGTTGGTGTACGATCTGGATGAAATGTACCCAGATGGTAATACCAATGTATTCAGCCCAAGATACAATCAAAGTTCGGTCGCTGTCTCCAATCCATGGAATTTGTTAGTAACAATAAACGGTATTTTTCAGCCCGCTTTTACCGAAAACTCAGACACAGTTTGGCTGAGTTCTGCTCTATGTGCCAGCCGTGGTTATACCATATCTGCGGGAAATATCAAATTTGCTGATCCACCACCAGCTGGCACCACTGTACATGCTAGAACACAACCAGGATCGGCCCAAACCACAACCAAAATCTACCCATTCAAACCAGTTGATATCTTGTTGGGTATGTAATAGCTAAATAAGAAATATATCGGAGCAACCATGGCTAGAAAAGCAATTTTAGACACATATTATACATTTACACCTAGTACAAGAACTATTGTCGTTCCTAGAGCTTTGCCTAGAGAGCGATTTGTACTAATAACCAATGTAACTACCAATCAAGTAATTTTTAATTTTTCAGACGCTAGTCTTACTATGAGTAGCCATAGCATCACAACTGATGGGGCTAATAATGTCTTTACAACTGTGGTGTTATCATACAACACTGCCAGTATGTCCAGCACAGACAAGCTACAAATTATTGTAGACGAATACGAAGAAAGCTTCAAGCCAAATGAACTTTATACCGATCCGGTAAACAAATTTAGAACCAGTCAACCACAAGCTTTAATTGATACCGACTTTGAATATTCTACACAGGCTACAAAATGGGAAAGTTTGGGCTTAACAAATAATCGCCCGTTTGCGTCGTGGAACACTAATACTCCAATTACTATTACTGGCGTTAATGCAACCAATAATTCTAGAACCATAACGGTATTGACTACAAGTCCTCCAGTAGCCGGCACTCCGGTTTTTATTGTAGACACACTGTTTGCTGGTGCAGATGGTTTATATATAGTAGATTCAGTTAGTGCTGGTGCAAGCTTTACATATACTGCTCGTAGTGCCTATACTGGTGTTACTGGATCAATATTTGTTAATGGTGTTACTACAGCTTATTCAGGAACTCTGTTCAGTAATGCTGCTATTTCTTACAGCAGTATGGGTTTTAGTGGCAACTTAATTAATGTTGTAACATCCGTGCCACATGGATTAGCTGTAGGAAACGAAATAGCAGTTTCTGGGACAGGTCAAGCCAATGCAAATGGATCATGGGTTGTATCCGGTATAAGCAATAGCTCTTCGTTCAGTTATTATTGCGTAACTGCCCCAGCTGGTAATCCCACTGGCGGTAATTTATATGTGAGACCACAAGGTGCCTTCCAACATAGAGCATACGACGGTGGCGTAAGTTTTAGTACATTTACTAGCAGTCACAATGAACAAATTATAAGACAGACTCGCAGATATTTCCGTTATCAGAGTGGTAAAGGTTTACAAATGAGTACTGGTTCTACCATGAAGCCTAGTATTCAAGTCGATAGCATTACCAGTAGTGGTACAACTGTAACAGTTACTACAAAAGCAGCTCAATTTTTAGCTCCTGGTTTAAGTGTAATCATCAGTGGTTGCAATGAAACTGCGTATAATGGTACATTTACAATCGTTCAAAGCTTAGACAGATATAGGTTCACTTACACAGCATCATCAACACCAAGTAGTACGGTAGCGACAGGGTTTCCAAATTTAACCGTAGCTAATTGGGATGGAGCTAAAATACAACTTGGTATGTTTGATAGCCAAAACGGATTATTCTTTGAATTTGATGGCCGACAGCTATATGCAGTAAAACGTAGTTCTACTTACCAAATTGGTTCATTGGGCAATGTAGCAGTCGGCGGGTCTGTTGTTAGTGCAGCAACTAACAATGGCGCTACTCCAATTTTTGCTAGACAATTAAATCCAAACGATTTTGTAAATATCAAAGGCATGACTTACCGTGTAATTGATATTATAGATAATAATACTTTTACTATAAATCCTCCATACCGAGGATTAATATCAGCTAACAATGCTGTAATTACAAAAACTATTGATACGAGAATTCCACAAAGTCAGTGGAATATAGATCGTTGTGACGGAACCGGTCCAAGCGGTTATAGATTAGATCTAGGCCGTATGCAAATGTTCTATATAGATTATTCATGGTATGGTGCTGGTTTTATTCGTTGGGGATTCCGCGGCACCAACGGCGATATTATCTATTGCCACAAACAAGCAAATAATAATATTAATTATGAAGCTTATATGCGTTCAGGCAACTTACCTGGTCGTTATGAAGTTAATACATTTACTAAGTCAACTATTTTGTCAGCAAGCCTAGGTACTGGTGATGCTACAATAAGCGTAGCAGATCACTTAGAGTTTCCATCTGCAGGCACATTATGGATCCATAATCAAAGTGCAACTGAATTTGTAACTTATACAGGTAAAGGCGGAGCAGCATCACTTACATTTGCCCTAACAGCTGGAAGTACCACAATTACAGGTACAAATACCACAGGAGTCGCTACTGGACAATATGTAGTTGCCAATGGAATACCATCAGGTACAACAGTACAAAGTGTAGCTTCGACATCAGTTGTTTTAAGTCAACCTGCTACATTTACTTCAACACAAGTGGTAACATTCGCTCCTACATTTACAGGAGTGACTAGAGGGTCACCCGGGGTAACACAAACTGTAGTGCAGACTGCTAACAGTGCTATTGTAACAGCTTCAAACACTATAAATGTAAGAGTAGGACAATATGTAGTAGGTACAGGTATTCCAGCAGACACATTTGTGGCAAATGTAAGCACAAATGTTTCAATAACACTAACAGAAGCAGCTACTTCGTCGACTACGCAAGCAATGATATTTGGCCAATTGGGGACAGGTGGTCCGCAGAGCTTCACTTATAGTAATACGGCCCCAGTTACAGTTGAACTACACAGTCCTAGCTTCAGTCCGACCATTAGTCACTGGGGCACCAGTGTTATTATGGATGGTCGTTATGACGACGATAAATCATTTGTGTTTACGCAAGGTATGACTTCAACCTTGGCTATTGCTGCCGGAGCTACCAACGCTTTATTAAGTTTCAGAATTGCGCCCAGTGTGAGTAACGGTCTAGCCGGCGCCACACTGGGTTCTAGAGAAATTGTAAATCGTATGCAGATGGTTTTGAGACAGTTGGACTTTACCAGTACTGGTCAGTTCTTGGTAACACTTGTGCTGAACGGTTTTGTAGGTAATGGCTCAGTTGGTTGGCAGTCAGTAGGCGGATCTAGTCTGGCTCAATATGTTCCTCATCAAGGATCTACTACCATAACAGGTGGTGAAACAATTTATGGTTTCTATTTGAACAGTGCAGGTGGTGCCAGCTTTACAACAACACAACAAGAATTGTCACTGGTTAGAGACATGGGATCAAGCATTCTAGGCGGAGGTGAATCTAGAAGCAATACAGCATTTTATCCAGACGGGCCAGATATTATTACGGTTATGGCTCGTAATATTAGTGCGGCAACTGCATCCTGTGCGTGTAGACTTTCCTGGACTGAGGCACAAGCGTAATGAGTGTTAATCAAACGACGCTACAAGTTTTTCCTGTAACCGGCGATGTCACACCTTACTATATCGCCATGCAACCATTGACTACAGGGTTGACCGCAGCGGAGTATGTTAGCACCACATGCACATTTATACCTCAAACTGGAGTGTTAAATGCCACTGCTACCAGTGCTCGTTATGCAGATTTGGCAGAAATGTTCCAGTCCGACAACGAGTATACACCTGGTACTGTGGTTGTATTTGGTGGCCAAAAGGAAATTACTGTAACTGACATAAGTCACGATACTAGAGTGGCTGGTGTTATTTCTACCAACCCAGCCTATCTTATGAACAATGATACTGTTGGGTATCCAGTTGCATTAACTGGTCGTGTACCTTGTCAAGTTCGTGGGCCAGTAAACAAAGGAACGTTACTAGTAACTAGTACAGTACCTGGAGCGGCAGAAGCACTCAATGACAGCATGTTCAGGCCCGGATGCATAATTGGTAAAAGTTTAGAAGTTATTTTAGATGATTCTATTCAAACAGTAGAAATAGCGGTAGGAAGATTTTAATGGCAATGTTACAAAAATTATACAGGAAGAATATTACCACAGAAAATATCAATACCGTTGGTTTGTATATTGACGACGAATGGAAATATCAAAAGGAATCAGTGCCTATACAACAATTTAACACTGTTTCACCTAATGCAATAGTTATTGGCAATGGTATAACTGCTAATCAATTTGATCTTACAAAAATTTTGCCTTATAGAGAAACAACACCATGGGGCGAAGTTGGTATGTGGAAATATAAAAGACAAATTAAAAACTTTTTAACTTACGGATGTAATGCAATTTACAGAAATTATAAACCAGATTTTGTAATAGCTACCGGCAAAGATTTTGTTGATGAACTAGCACAACAATCATATTGTAATGAAAATATCGTATATACAAATAACAAATATTTAGAGCTCCATCCTAACAAATTCAATTTTATACCACAAAATCCTGAATACAATGCTGGTGCCATTGCTGCATACCTTGCGGCTTTTGATGGACATCAACGTGTCTATATGCTGGGGTTTGATGGAATAGATAATACCAGCGACAATTATAATTTTTTTGCTGGAACACCAAATTATCCTCCTAGCAATTATCCAATCAATGAAGAGTTTTGGGTAAGAAGTTTAAATGAAGTGATGAGTACTTATTCAGACACAGAGTTTATCAGAGTCTGTCCTAGTAAAAGATTTAGACAACCTGAATCTTGGAAATACAATTTAAATTACAAACAGATAGATTTTAGACAGTTTGTTCTTGAAGTTGGTGTATAACATTTTCAAAAGTTTTAATTTTATTAATTATACTTTTAAAACTAAAGGTTCTCCAAACACCTGGATGTAAAGGTTTAGGGTGGTCGTTTAAATAAGTCCAAGCATATCCTTTGTGTTCGTCATTTAACAACGGAATGAATTCGTTGTCTACAGTACAAAGATACGTGTGGTAAGTAAAGTCTTGAGTGTCACTGGTAAATTTTTCTAATGGAATAATTTTCTGAACTTGGATTTCGCCAATTTCTTCAATGATTTCTCTGCGTAGTGCCTGCGCCGGAGTCTCGTTGATTTCTAATTTTCCGCCTACCAAACCCCACGACCCTGCATGTTTTTTTTGGTTACGTAACAAAAAAAGATATCTTGAGGTGGATAAACTATAAATTAATGCACCACATCCTATATTACTAGACTCCAATCGCCACCTCGATAAACACCTTCAACACTTTTTACCCATTCT